CGCGGCTATATTCGCTGCACTGACGGCCGCCTCTATCACCCGCTCGTCGCCGAGAAAGCGCGGACCGCTTGGGAGGGCAAGCTCAAGCAAAGGTGGCGGACATTCTGCGCGGCCGTCCGCAAGCACAACGAGCGCCACCCCGACCGCCCGCTCAACGCTCCCGAATATGAGACTTGGCTCGACCTCGGACGGCCCGAGAAAGTCGCCCAATTCGCCGCCGAACCAACCTCCGCCGGGCCGCTGTTCGACGACCACGAGGAGGCAAAAGTCACGCGTGACAGTGACGCCTTGTCCGGCGTGACGTCACACGCGACAGACGGGGAGTGTCACGCTGTTGTCGCGCGTGAAACGCACTCCAAGGGAAAGGGAGAGAGAAAGGGAAAGGGAGACTCTATAGGAGAATCACTCGACAACGTCAGTGAGGCGGACGAGGCCGAGGACCTCCTCGCGGCGACTGCGCGCATCACCGCCGCCGCTGGCGTCTCGGTCATTCAGCCGTCACGCCTCGCTCGGGAAATGGATATCGTCAAACGCTGGCAAGCGGACGGCCTCGACGTCGACGCGACAATCCTCCCGGTCATTGCCCGACGACTGGCCGCAATGCCCGAAAGCGAAACCGTCTCCTCGCTCGCCTATTTCGACGCTCCGGTCCGAAAGGCGCATAACCTCGGCAAAGGCCGCGCCAAACCACAACCGCCGCCGCCCGCGCTCACGGTCCCCGACGCCGATGACCCGCGCATCCCGCCAATCCGCGAACGCCTCCGCGCCATGGTCGGCCCAAGAGCCTATGACGGCTGGCTGAAACCGACCGCCCTCTCGCTCAACGGTTCCGGCCTCAAGGTGCTGACGCCTTCGCCCTTCATCGCCGATTGGGTCCGTAACCATTTCGGTCAAGTCCTCGCCAACGCCGCCGAGGTCGAGAACGTCAAAGTCGAAAGCGCATGAGCGAACTCCGCCGTCTCCTCGGAACCGTCCAGTTCAACCGCCTGTGCGACCTCGCGGGAGGAACCCGAGTGCATATCCCCAAGCACTACGGCAAGCCGCCCAACGGCGGCAGGGACACGACACGACGGCTCAAGCGCCTGTTCGGCGAAAGCCTCGCCCTCCTCCTCGTCTTTCATTTCGGTGATAGCGTCATCCATGTCCCCAAACGGCAGGGCCTCTCAGCCTTCGATAGGCGCAAGCTCAGACGCCTCGCGCGACGTCCCGACCTCTCCGCTAACACCATCGCCCGAGAGGTCGGTTGCGACCGCCGAACCGTCGAGAAACAGCGCTCACGAAACCGACAAGCACAGGAGACAGGACGATGATTGAGGACGAAAGATTGCCGGACGGCAAGAGTTCGACCACAGAACCCAATTCGCCGACTGACGCCGATTGTCGAGGAAATGGCGGAAATCGTGAGGTTTCAGTTAACCCAAGCGGGCCGGAGTCGTTCGTCGCGGCGTTCAGCGTCACTCGGGAATATGACGGTTCGTTGCGTCTGAGCGCTCCGCTGAGCGACGGCGGGACGTTCAGTGTCGTCACGTCTCACGGTGTTGGAGCGGCGCTCGACCTCATTCCGCGTCTGCCAATCAAGGACCTTGCCAATCCGCTCGTTGCGCTCGTCACGCGGCCGTCGTTTGAGCGGTTGGTCAAGGCGGCGCGAATGGCGCTCGCGGCAAACAAGACGGCTTGCGCTCCGCTTGGCGAAATGGACGAATTGCGAAAAGCGCTGGAAGCGTTCGAGGAGGTCGGCAATGCCTGATTTCGAGACTATGCCGGTCGGCACTCGCGAGGAAATGGAGAAGGCGCGGAAGCTGTTGCGCGAAGCGGCCGAAAAGGTGAACCCGAGACGAGCGCGGGTCTATCGCACTTGCGCCGTGAACCTCTTGCTCCTTGTCGAACAATCCGGAGTCGACCATGGACCGCGCTGACATGACCCGAGAGCTTAACCGAGCCTATCAAGTCGAGCCTCCGGTCCCGGCCGTCGTCGTTCCGGAACGGGACCTCGCCGAACTTACGGCGGCGGCTCGGGAGCTTGCGGCATGGCCGGACGGAGGAGTTGACCTTGAGGGCGGATTGACAATCCTCGACGCACTGAGCGAGCCGTTCGCCGATATGCTCGACCTCCCGCACGACGCCGCGTCTCAGCGGTTGCGGGAATTGCGAGCGTCACGCGACCACGTCGCCGCATGGCTCGACGCGGGTTGCATCACGCTCCCGCCGGTTCATCATATCCGCGCCCTTGTGGAGTCGCTCTAATGATGCGCCGCCTCCTGATTGCCGCTCTCGCCTTCGCACTGGCCTCTTGTGGCGGCGGAGGTCATGACCGGCCGACTGTGCGACCGGCTCCGGCGGTCAATGCGATGCAGCCGAGCGTATGGGAAATCGGCCCGATAACCGAGAACGGAAACTATTCGGTTGGAATGCCGCTCCATCCCTACGCCACGGTCGACGGTTGGGCGTTCGACTTTCCGCCGTATCCCGGTTCGGTGCATTATGTGACCGCTCGGCTTGGGTCCCTCGCGGGCAAGTCGAGGCTTGTGCTGCGCTACAGGATTGAAGCGGCCGAGGGCGTCGACCTCAAGCCGATAACCGGCCCGGACTCTCCGTCCCTCCTCACGCTGTATTTCCAGCGCCGGGGCGACGATTGGAGCGCACAGGGCAAGTTCGAGCGCTTCCGCTGGTATGCGTCCGGGTTCACTCAGGCTCAACTCAGGCCGGGCGAGTTCGAGCTTGCCGCTCCGCTCGACGGTCCGGGTTGGACGGCGGTCGAAACCTCGACGTTCGAGACGGCTTATGCCGCCTTCGCCGACGCCAAGGCGAACGCTGACAGGGTCGGGTTCGTGTTCGGAGGCGGAACCGGCCTCGGTCACGGCGTCTATGCAACCGGCCGGGCGCGGTTTATCGTCGAGTCGTTCACGGTCGAATGACGGGGAGGCTCGACAATGCCCGTTGATTGGAGTTCGGAACGGCCGTCGCTTTCGGCCTCCCGCTACGGCTCAGTTATCGCCGCTCGGCGGGTCCGGGACATGAAGGCTCAAGCGTTATATGACCCGCCGCTCCCGGCCCGAGGGCTGTTCCCGTATCCGCATTTGACCGTCGAGGAGGTCGACAAATGTCTCAACTAACGCCGTTCGTCCGCGCATTCCGGGCGCTTGCCAAGTTCGCCAAGGCGGAGGCGGAGGAGAAGCGCTCTCGGTCCCTCGCTATAGCTCCCCGCAAGGAGGATTACCGCCACGCGGATTATGTCGCGGCCGTGGTCTTTGACGGGTTCTGGACCTTGTTCGAGAACGCCGCAACCGACCTCGAACAGCAAATCGCTCGGGACCTTGCTCGAACCGGACCGCTCGACGTCACTCAAGCCGAAACGGGAGCGAGCGATTGACGCCGCAACCTTGCATCGCTCACGCCGGGGAGGAGGGCGATTGCTGGCGCGCGGCTTTGTCCTCGGTCCTCAACGTCGATGCATCTGACGTTCCCAATTTCATGCAAGTGGCGCGGTTCCAGCCGGACCGGGGAGCATGGGAGGCGGAAACGAGGCAATGGCTCAAGGAGCGCGGCCTCGGGATGTTCCGGACCTATTGTCATGGAGCATGGACGCTCGACAAGCTCCTCGAACACTTCTCCGCGCCAAACTCCGGCGTTCCGATTATCCTTTGCGGCATTAGCGGCGGCGACGCTCACGCGGTTGTCGCGATGGACGGCAAAGTCGTGGTCGACGTCGGTCATCCTCTAACCGGCCCAATCCCATGCTCGAACGGGCCGGAATGTTGCGAGGGGACATGGTGGATTTATGTCGTCGCCTTCGCGCATCACTCAGCCGTGCCAGTGACGTTCGCATGACGCGCTCGCTCAAGCCGTTCTATCCATGCCAGACGACGACCGGCGAAACCTATGTCGTCGACGGCCGAACTCAGACGGTTGTGCGCCAGATTTCGACGTCGTTCGACACAACCGCAAGGTGGCGGGAGGCGAAGCGCATCGCGGCGAAGCTGAACGGCGAGCATATTCACCGGGTTTATGCGGCCCGTCAGCGGACGACGCTCGGTTGTCTGACGTTGCTTGTCGTGGCGTTCCTGATTGAGGTCGCATCCGGGGACTTGTCACGCATCATCGGAAAGGCGATAAGCGCGTTCCTATGAGCGCCGGTTGGACAGTCTTTGTCGTCATCATTGCCCTTGCTGTAGGGTTCGCTCTCGGCGTCACCGTGACAATCGGCTCCCAAGTGCGCGAGGCTCAGCGACTCGAAGCGAGCGAGCCTCTCAGGCCAACGGCCGAACTCCTCGGCGAGGTCACGACCACAGTCCCCGGAGAGAACGCCGAGGTCGACAAGATACTGGCCGAGGCCGAGCGCGATGACCTATAAAAAGGACGGCGTCGACGCGCAGTTCATCGGCCTGACATGGGTCGGGCAAGCCGCGTGAGAACAGTTTCGTCCGAGTGCTTCTCCAAGCCGGTTGCTGACGTCCTCGACGGTGCGGCCGAGGCGGACCTCGCTCAAATCGCTATCATCGGCATAGACGGCAATGGCGAACTGTTCGTCGCCTCGAACACTGGAACGCCGCAAACGCTCGCGCTGTTCGAGCAAGCACGTCCGGAAATCGAGCGATTGAGGAAGGACTGACGGCATGGCGCGCACTCTCCCCGAACCCGGCTATTATCGCAGCGGCGACAAGGACGTTCTCGTCGTCGACCCGGCCAAGCTCGCGGACACTGGCGAGATTGTGACCAAGGACGGCGATGACGCGCGCTGGAGTCCGGCCGTGGCCTTCCGCATGGCATATCAGGCCGGGTCCCCGCTCTATGTGCTTTCCGCCGACGTGTTCGACGGTCGGTTCAAGCCGACGACGCAGGAGGACGCGCTCAAGCGGGTTCAGGAGCGGGAGCGCGCCGAGAGCTTCGCGTCGGCGGAGGGAGCTCGCGAAGCGGACGGAGACGGAGAAACAATCCCCGGCTCGGCATGACCGCGCGGTTCGACGTCGTCGGCTCAAGCTGAATTGAGGTAGGGACGCCGAACGCTACGGCAACCGCGCGTCGACGAGGGCGGTCTTTCTCCGGATTGGCCGTCCTCAACTTTTGTGGCATATCCCGAGACGGCTAAAGTGAACCGATGGGGACAAGCCATGTAACGGGCAAGGCGGCGCGGCGGCTCGCGCGACTTACAACGAACGGGCGGTCATTCCACCGAATAGGCCGCCCTCATTTTATCCGCCGCGCGCCGCTTGCAATATGACGCAACGCGCGTAAGGTCGACCATTCCACGATTCGGAGGCTCGACCCGATGATTGCAATTCCCATGTGGCTCCTCCTCACGCTCGTCGGCGTGGCAGGGGCATTCGTCGGCGCTGGCGCGATTATCGTCGTCGCCATTTGGAGCGACTACCTCGACGAGAAAGCGGGCAAGAAATGACCGCTCATTATCTCGACTTTCCGTGCGGCGACTGCGGAGACAAGGCGGGAAAGCCTTGCGTCCGGACTCTCTACCCTCATGCGGCGCGTCGTCGCGAGCGTGACGCCGCCCGAGCTAAAGAGGGCGCTCTCGCCGCTGGCATTGCGGGCGACGATTGCGAGTTTCGGCCGCTATGACCGCGCTCCCAATCACGCCGGGTCCTTGGTTTGTTCGCGAGCATAGGACGGCGCTCGGAATCAATGGCGGTGCGGCCAACTTGAACATTGCGACGGTTTCTCTCAACTATAATCGGGGGAACCGCTATGCGGAGAAGCGAGCCAACGCCCGCGCAATCGCCGCCGTTCCCGCCATGGTCGAGGCGCTGTTGTCGGCGTATGATATTTGCGACGACGCCATGAAGGGATGCGCTGCAATCGGCGCGCATCCGGGCGGCGGCGGCACTGAACAACGCAGTCGCGGAGTGCGTCGCCTTGGCCGAGCTTTGGCCGGAGCATCCCTATCTATTCTCGACCGTCAACGCCATGGAGACGGCGAGCGCCGAGGTCACGCCAACTCGCCCGCTAGGAGCGGCGGCGTGAGTATCGCCGAGCATTGGGTCCGCCGAGCGGTCATCGCATCTGAGCGCCAAGCTGCGGCGCTCGAACGGCTGGCGAATGTGGCGGAGACGGTTTCCGCCGGGTTATATTCGGGCGACCCGATGCTGGATTTTGCCGGTCGTCCGTGGCCGCGCCAAGAGCCGGGCGACGTCAAATGAGGGCGCTCGTCGCTCTCGTGGCCTTGTGCTTCTTCGCAAGCGGGTTTCTTCTCGGCCGCATGGACAAGGCGCGCGAATGCGTCGAGGTCGGCACTCAGGAGGTTGTCATTTCATGACCTTCACGGCCAGCGACAAGCTAGAAGCGGTTCGCCGCGAACTGACGTTCCGCCGCCGAGTTTATCCGCGTCGCGTCGCCGACAAGCGCATGACTCAGCAACTCGCCGACCGTCAAATCGCGCTGTTCGAGGCGATTGAGGCCGACTATCAGAAACTCGCCGAGGGAGAGCGCCTCCTGTGACCTTCAAGCCGAACCGCCGCTGGATTCTTGGGACCGTCATCGCGCTCGCCATGGTCACGACGGCCGCGTTCCTGCCTTGGTTCGCTTATGAGGTCGCGACCAAGCTCGACCCTCGGTTCGCGGCTTGCACACAATGACCTCGCAACTCGAACTGTTCGTTTCGCCCGAGAGGCCGACGCCGGACGAGCGCGACAAGCGCAAACTCCTCCGCACTCTCCGCGCCACGCCCAAGGGCGGCCTCGTCAATGGGATGACGAAAGCGCAGTTGAGGCGTTATGCTCCCGCGAAACTGCCAAAGGTGACATTGTGAGTTGTCCAATGTGCAGAGGGACAGACGCCGCCGCCGATTGCACGGCCGGACGTTGCCGGTTTCAAGAGGAGGTCGAGGAACAGGCGCGCCGCGATAACGACGCCCGGCTCCGCGACGAGGCCGAGATTAACGAGGCTCTTGAGCCATGACTCCCGGTGACGGCGGGACGACCCGGAGGCCGTTCCCGGCGGAGAAGCTCAAGCCGCTCTCGGCTGGCCTAATCCTCGCCGCGTTTTCGACCGTCGGCTGGATTGCGAAGCGCCTAGATTGCACCGAGGAACAGGCGCGTGAGTTCAAGCTCAACGCCCAATGCGATTTCGAGTCGCTCATGATGCAAGTCCGGCAAGCGAACGGGCGATGACCGAGCCTAAGTTCAGCCGGACCATGAAGGACGGGAACGGCGACGACGTCACGCTCGACCTCATGCCGCGAACCGAGTTCCCTCAATTCGGCTGGCAAGCTGGCGTCATGCTGACGGTCACTCGTGACGGCGAGGAGCTTGTTCGCTCCTGCATCGGCCTATCGGACGAGGACCGGGTCGCGTTCGCTCACGCACTCCTGAACGAGAGCGAGCCGTCATGACGCCGTGTCACGCGAACCTCCTATGGGTGTTCGGCCTCATGACATTCCTCGCGCTGTTCGCGTTCGTCCTTGGCCGGAGTTGGCCGCGCTCATGACCGCGCTGAGCGATATCCGCAAGCGGCTTGGGACCATGCCGCCGCCCGAAAAGGGCAAAAGGCGATTCGTCATCGTCGGGGAATCGGCAATGCGGGCGCTCAGATGCGAGGTCGTCGGATATGACAAGCCGAAAGCTCTCATGGGCAAGGCCGAGTCCGACCGCTATCCGATTGTCGAGACGGACGATTTCAAGGGTTGGGAGGTCGTCGACCGGCCCGTCGCGGACCTCAAGGGAGGCGGAAAGTGGCCGCTGGAAAGATAGTCCGTGGCGCTCACGGCGGGATACAGGCTCCCGTCGAGCCTTGTCCGCGTTGCGGCGTCCGCGCCGACGTCGGTTGCCGTCACCGCCCGGCCGAGGGCGTGGCTCCGCTCGCTATCGTGGTCGAGGAGGCTCCTCGCTATGACCGCCGCAACCGAGGGCAGGGCTGGACCGCGTTCCACAAGGGTGACAACCTTGCGCGTAACTTGGAAGCGGCTAAGGCGGCGCTGGGGAGCGGCTCGCGCGATGACGAGTGACGACAAGGCGGCTTATGAGCGCGCGTTCAGCGCGGCTCAGACGCGGGCGGAGCGCGAGGGCCGGATTGTCGCGCATTGCATTTGGCGGGACGGAGAGTTGACGGCCGCGACCTCTCCAAAGGCGAGCGAAGCTCCGCCGCCGGTCGACGTGCCTCAAGGCCAGTTGCTCTAATGGGCAGCGTCAGCCTCGACAATCCAATCGACCCGGCCGCTCACGTCCCGGCGCTGGCCGACTCTCTCGGCACCGAGGCAAAAGCGCTCCTCGACAAGCTGACTGCGCGCCAGCGCCGGTTTGTCGAGGAATATCCCAAGGACCTCAACGCAACCGCCGCCGCTCGGCGAGCCGGTTACTCGCCGAAGGGCCTTGGCAAGCAAGGCTATGAGAACCTCCGCAACCCCGACATAATCGACGCGCTCACGGCCGTCATGAAAACACGGTCCAAGCGGACCGGCCTTGACCGCTCTTGGGTTCTCGCGCAACTCGCCGACGCCCATGACAAGGTGAAGGGCAAGGACACGGCGACGGCCGTTATGGTTCGCCTCAAGTGCCTCGAACTGATAGGCCGCCACGTCGACGTTCGGGCGTTTCGCATCGGCCTTGGATTTAGCGGCGGCGAGGGTGATAATGACGAGCGCGAGATTTGGGACTTGAGCAAGCTGAACGACGAGGAGTTCGAGGTCTTTGAACGATTGCTCGCTAAAGTTACCATCGTTAAGCCTCATGCGGGCGGAACGGGAGGAGCGCCAGCGGAGGCGGGACCGGGAGCGGATAGCTCAGCACCGCGAGGAGATTCGGGCGACTTGTGAGGCGTCGCTCTATGCGTTCGTTCAAGAGTTCTGGAATGTCCTCGAACCCGAGGTCGAGTTCGTCGGCGGTTGGGCGCTCCAAGCATGGTGCGCGCACCTTGAGGCGGTGACGGCCGGGGAGATTCAATATCTCCTCGGGACCGTTCCTCCCGGAATGATGAAATCGCTTGGAACGGTCGTGTTCTGGCCAGCTTGGGAATGGGGGCCGAAGAACCTCCCGTCGCTGCGCTATCTGACGTCCTCATATTCCGAGCCGAACGTCATTCGCGACAACCTCAAGATGCGACGGCTCGTGGAGAGCGAGAAATATCAGGCGCTTTGGCCTCATGTTCGCTTCGCCAAGGACCAAAACGAAAAGCGCAAGTTCGAGAACACTCGAACCGGCTTTCGCGAAGGCCGAGCGTTCAAGTCCATGACCGGCGGGCGCGGCGACCGTGTCCTTATCGACGACCCGCATTCGGTCGACACGGCCGAGAGCGACGTCGAGCGCGCGTCGACCGTGACGACGTTCCGCGAGGCTATTCCGGACCGTCTCAACGATATGCGCCGGAGCGCAATCGTCATTATCATGCAGCGGCTCCATGAGGACGACGTCGCCGGAATTATCCTCAAGCTCCGCCTTCCGTATGTGCATCTGAACTTGCCGATGGAGTTCGAGCCGGACCGCCGTTGCCGCACCGCGCGAAAGGACGGCTCAATATTGTTCGAGGACCCGCGCTCGCTCCCCGGCGAGTTGCTGTTCCCCGAGCGGTTCGGCCGCGAGGAGGTCGAGGGACTCAAGCACTCCAAGGGCATCTATGCCTATTCCGGCCAGTATCAGCAGCGGCCGACGCCGCGTGAGGGTGGCCTGTTCAAGCGCTCCTCTTTCGCCGGGCGCATCATCGCCCGCTCGCAAGTGCCGGTAGGACTCCGCCTTCGTTGCCGGGCATGGGATTTTGCCAGCCGCAAGGCGCTTCCGGGCCGCCCGCCGGACGCGAGCGCGGGCGTCCTCATGGGACGGTTCGGACCCGATTACTACATTTTCAACTCGACCCGCCTCATGGAGACGCCGGGAATCGTCGAGGATACGGTTTATTCCCGCGCCGAGGTCGACCCGCCCGGAACCATTGTCCGCATTCCACAGGACCCCGGCCAAGCGGGCGTCGCGCAAGTCGAGCGCTATGTGAAGAAGCTCGCCGGGTTCACGGTCGCGGTCGAACGCCCGACCGGGGCGAAGGAGGTCCGAGCGACGCCGCTCGCGACTCAGGCGGAGCATGGTCACGTCTATCTCGTCAACTCAGGACCGCCCGAGGAGGGCCTCGACTCGTGGATTGAGCCGTTTCTCGACGAGGTTTGCGGCTTTCCCAACGGGCCGGACGACCAAGTCGACGCGGCGGCCGACGCGTTCACCGAACTGACTCGCGGGTTCTCCGGAAAGTTTGAGGCGCTGACTGCCGGACGCCGCGAGACGGCGGAGGTTGTCGGCCGTGACAGGCGGTATAATTTCAGCGATAACGGCCCGATTCATACGGGGCGCGGCTACGGCTCGGCCAGCGCCGCACGGTTCGAGGTCTAGCTCATGGCTCAAGTGCCGTCGCTTATTGAACGCGGATTGCAGAAAGTCGGTTTAGCTCCTCCGCGCGACGGCGGCACTCCCGACGACGACGACGCTCCTCCTGTCCTCGGTCTTATGGTTTCACGCGACCCGAACGCATGGCTTTCGGGCGCATATCTCGGCGCGCTCAAGGCAAACGACGACGCCGTCCTCGCTCGCGAGGGCGGAATGGATTTCACGCTGTTCGACCGCTTGCTCGACGACGACGTCGCCATGTCGAACTTGCAACAGCGGCGGCTCGCCATTCTCTCGCGCGATTGGGAGGTCACTCCGGGCGACGACAAGGACCCGCGCTCGGTCAAGGCCGCCGAGGATTTCCGCGAAATGCTCGACGCGGTCGGGTTCGACCGAGTGACCGAGCATCTGCATTATGCGGTTTGGTATGGCTACGGCGTCGGCGAGGCGTTGTGGACTACGCGAACCATGGACGGCCGCCGCTTGATATGGCTCGACGACATTATCGTCCCCGACCGCCGCTGGTTTGGCTACACGTTCGGCGGAGAGCTTCGCCTTTCGACCATGTTCGGCTTTGGCGGCGAGGAGCTTCCGCCGAACAAGTTTTTCAGCGTCCGGACGGGCGGAACTCACGACTTCGCGTTCTATGGCCTCGGCCTCGCTCATTGGGCCTATTGGCCGATTTTCTTCAAGCGAACCGTGACTCGATTTTGGGCGCTGTTCCTCGAAAAGTTGGCCGACCCGACCCGCCTCGGCGAGTTCACGGAAGGCATGACGGACGCTGAGAAGAACACGCTCCTTTCGTCCATGGTGGCAATCGGCTCGGACTCAGCCGTCCTAGTCCCGCCGGGCGTCGCTGACAGCATCAAGTTCATGGAGGCTCAGCGCGCCGCCGCCGGGTCGCCTTACAAGGATTTTATCACCGAACAGAATGAATCGGTCATGAGGATTGTCCTCGGCCAGCCGGGGACGTCCAAGGCGACGCCGCAAGGCGTCGGCGGAACACAGGCCGAGGTTCATGCCGACGTCAAAGCGGAACTCGTTAAGGCGGACGCGGACCTTATTTGCGAGGCAATCAATAACAGCCTCGCGAAATGGGTCACGCGCTGGAACTACGGCGAGGAGGTCAAGCCGCCGAAAGTCTATCGTTGTCTCGACGACGAGGAGGACCTCAACACGGTCGCGGAACGCGACGGCAAGCTCGACGCACTCGGTTGGGAGCGGACGGACGAATCGTTCGAGCAAGTCTATGGCGAAGGCTATCAGCGCAAGCCGGAGCCGGAGCCGCCGGTTATTCCGGGAATGACTCAGCCGGGCAACTTGCCTCCGCCCGCCAATGACGACGACCCGGAACAGATACGCGCCGAGCAAGCGCGCCGCCGCGCCGAATATGACGCACAGGACCCGCGTCCGCTCTATGTCCAACGGCGGTTGCAGAATGCCGCCGAGTTCAAGCGTTGGGCGAGCGCTCAAGGGTTCAAAGACGTCGTGCCCGACCTTCACGTCACGGTTCTCTATTCAAAGCGCCCGGTCGATTGGTTCGGCATGGGCGAGAACTGGACCGGGCAATCGGACGGAAAGCTGACGATTGCACCGGGCGGGCCGAGAACGGTCGAGGCGCTCGGCGACAAAGGAGCGGTCGTTCTTCGCTTCGCGTCGAGTGACCTTTCGTGGCGTCACTCGTCCATGGTCGAACGCGGCGCGTCACACGATTATGACGAGTTCGTCCCGCATATCACCATCACCTATGACGGTTCCGACGTCGACCTCGACAAGGTCGAGCCGTATCAGGGCGAGCTTGTTTTCGGACCGGAACTGTTCGAGGAAATCGAAACCGAGGAACTCCCCGGCATGACGTCGTTCTCGGCCGCCGAGGAGGAAGCAATCGACGCGTTGACGGCCCGCCTCATGGACGAGACGAACCCGGCAATCGTCGAGTTCGCGGCCAGCATTCGCGCGGAGCTTGCCAAGGCGAAGGAAGCGGCCGACGGCAACCTCTCCCTCGACGGCGCGCGGGTCGCGCTGTTACAGGCTTTCGAGCGGTTCGACACGGCCAAGCTCGCGCGAACCCTCGGTCTTTCGTTCCTTGCCGAGCGCGCAGCCGCCGAGGCCGGGGCGGAGGAGGACGTGACGGGAGGTTGAGTTGCGCGTTCAAGGTGGCACGTCCGGCATTCTTGCGGCGCTGTTCGCCGGTCGGCTCGACCCGTTTGACGCGGCTTGGGAGCGTGACCATTTCCTCGGATTGTCGGAACAGGAATCGGACCGCCGCGCTCGCCGCCGCCGGGTGCTTCGCCGCCACAAGCACTCGACCCGGTTTCAGCGTCTCTATGACGCGGACATGGCTTAGCTCATGGCGGACCTCGTCTCGATTGAGCCGGAGAACTCGTCGGCCGACGTCGTCGCCACGCTCGAACGCGTCCTCAAGAAGGCGGAAGCCGGAGAGCTAAGCTCGGTCGCGGTTGCGTATGTCTATCGCAACAGTGTTCTCGGCTGCGTTTGGTCGACCATTCCGAGCGTTGGCATGATTTTGGGCGCGGTCCGGCGTCTCGACCATCGGCTCAACAATCATTTCGACGGCGACGTCGTTGACGGCGCGGAATGAAAGGCTCCGCCCTCATGCCGGTCCTCGTCGGCGACCGTCCGGACTTGGTCGCATTCGACGCTGCGTTTCCGAGCGGCCCTCTCAACCCGCTCGCGGTCGATAGCGAGGACATTCGCCTTTGGGTCGAGGCGCGCAAGCCGATTGCAATTCAGCACTGGAACGAGATTGGAGCGGAGGAACACGCGCGCAGCTTCGCGGTCGCCAGAACCGCCGGACAAGATATCGTCGATGACCTTTATCAGTCGTTCTATGCGACCGTCGCCGAGGGCGGCACGGAGCGCGATTTCGAGGCGCTCGTCATGCCCGCGCTGAGCGAGAAAGGTTGGCTCCCCGGCTCGACCGATGACCAAGTCGCGACCCGCGTTCGGCTGATTTATGACACGAATCTTCGCCTTGCCCGAGCGTCGGGGCGC